TCGAGCTCAGACTCGTGTGCATCAATGAGTGTGAGGTCAGCTCCAACCTCGGGGACCATCGCGAGAGGATCAACGGAGATCTCCACAGTCCAGAAGTCGTCCGGAAGTTTTGGCTCGCTCATTATACACACGAAGCCATTTTCTATGAAAGCCCCGAACTCACACATGGAGACGATCACCTCGAAAGAAGACATGGTTCTGCGGCGTCTGTCCACCTTCTATTCGGATGCAGGACGTCTATCTCGGATCCAACCGATTCTCACCGGCGAGTCCAAGATCAGCCTGCGCCTTCTCGACTGGCTTGTGACCAATTATGCGAAGAAGCACAACATTGCCTACCTGACATCCGAGGGCCGCGACGTGAACATCTACCTGCGGTACAAGGCTAACCTGCGCGCGTACTCAAAAAAGATGTTCGATCCCTTCTGTCGCTGGAAGAAGATCACGTTCCTCGGACTCAACACGACCGTCGGACAGCTGAACTTTTTCCACTGGGTCCTCGAAGATGAGGTCTTGGAGTATCTCGAGGACAATTATGATGCGGTGCAGGCGGACATGGATTCTTGCTCGACAACCCTCCAGCCGAAGGAGGGAGACCGCCGGAAGCGTCACGAGCTCTCTCGGTCTGCCACCAAAGCGATTTGCCTCTCGGCGTTCACGCTGTCGGTAAAGTTTGACTAGCAAGAGTAATGTATTCCATCCTCAATCCTGAGTTTGTGTACACGGACATCTCCCCCGATATTACGGAGAACGATATTGATGTCGTTTCTGATCTCTGGGTCATGGACGGTCGGGAGGTCTATCGCGGAGGACGGGACCCGCGGTATACCCACGCGAATGTGTATTGGCTCTACGATCAGGATCTTCAGCGCGTGGGATGCTCCGAACATGCCCGCGACAATCCGGGAGACGTTCGGCTCTTGTGGTTTCAGGAGGACGAGTTCGGAACTCTTCTGCAAGAAGACGGCTGGACAACAGATGGAGATCTCTGGAGCCGACTGCCCAAGGCTCCCTTTGAGCGGTTCCTGAATGAGGGGTGGACGACGATCGAGAGCTTCCTCGAGCAGTGTCTCCACGGCCCCCTTCGCATTCTGACCCCCGAGATGATCATCCAGCGCCCGACGGTGTACACCTGTGTCAAATGCGGAAAACGGTCCCTTCGGCCGTCTCCCTTCTGCACGAACGTTGAGGCCCCGCTGGATCTGCCTCAATTGGAAAAGGTGTTGTTTGTTGATTCCGACTTCATCCTTCATACTCCGCCCCCTGACTCTGAGATCTTTACACGGCTGCGGCTACGTTCCGGCGGCGATTCGCAGCAGGCTTCGCAGGCTCAGGAGCCGGTGCCGGTGCGGGAGCCGGTGCAGGAGCAGGAGCAGGTGCCTCAGCAGTCTCCTCCTCGTCAATCTGAGTCGGAGGAGCATTCGTCTCCTCCTCAATCTCATCCGCGAACACCTGAGCCGCCGTCAGACGCTGGGGAGGAGCAACCCGAGCATGCGTGATGCGCCAGGTGACACCGAAGCCCTGTCCGGAGACATAGACACTCGGCGTGACGACGATAGAGGCCTCAACTCGCTTGGGGAAGACCGAGGAGATGTTCTCGAGATCGACTGCGATCGGCTTGCCAGTGCTGTCGGCGACATCCATGCTGACGACGCCGTCGTAGACCGGGACCTTCATGCGGAAGCTCGGAGGATACTTGCCAGACGGAACCCACTCGCCGTTGACACGCTCGACGCTGGGGCTGAGGAACTGCTTCATGATGTCAGTCAGGACCTCGCGGGTGCGAGACTTGCCGAACCACTTGGCGCTGTTCGCCGTGCCGACGTCGAGGAGCTTCTCCTGCATGTCGAGGAGGAAGTTGTAGAGGACGCCGTACTCGCCAGCGCTGGCGTCAGCACGCTCCTTCGCGTAGGTGTCGCAGCCCTTGAGGGTCAGCGCCATCTGGTAGGTGTTGCCATTCTCAGTCTCGCGGATGTTGATGCCCATGGGGTACATCGACTTGGGGATGCGGATCTGAAGGCTCTGTCCATTGTACTTGATCGGAACAGTCTTGCCACCCGCCTTGTTCATGCGGATATCGCCGAAGGAGACCTTGGAGGCATCAAGAGTGGACGCAGAGATGATTGCAGTGGTAGACATTGTGTGAGAGTATACATGTCTTCCCCCGCAAAACCCCCGATCCGTTTTCAGAGCATGTTTCTGAATTGATAAGAGATGCCATCGTGCGCGTCGGTGCGGAAACGGGGGAGTTTGGATCAGTGCCCCTTAAAAGCCCTCAACGGGCATACCCTCTGCGGGGTGCATGCGAGAACGAAATCGGTCACGCTCTGGGCCGTCGTGAATCAAGACAAGGTAGGAGCTGCGACTCGAGTTCAAGCGTGGGTCCGAGGCCTCCTGCTTCGGCGCCGGCTTCGATTGGGAGGACCGGGCGTTCTCCGTCGGGCGGGTCTCTCGAATGATGATGACTTGGTGACCTGCGAGACCTCCGATCGACAGTACCCTCTGGACTATTTCGCCTTCGAGGAGAATGGGAAGATCTGGTGGTTCGATTTTGGAACACTCTGGAAATGGGCCCAGCGTTCGATCGAGCCTGCAAATCCCTATACCAAGGTTCCTCTCTCCGTTGAGACCCGAACCCGGTTGCGGAAACTGTGGTCCTATCGCCGACGGCATCGAGAGCTCGTCCCATTGGATCCACGGGACGTCACAGAGCGACTGACAATGCGATGGACGATCATCAGTCAAGCCGTCTCCGATTGTGGGTTTGGCCCTCTGCTCGTCGAGCCCTTTCTCCATCTCGGGACGCATGACTATGTTCGCATGTTTCGGTTTTTGCGCGATGACATCGCTGCAACCCTGCCGGGCAATCTCCATGCAGGCGCGCTGATTCATCGATGCCTCATGACAGCGTGGTCGTTGTCTCCCGATCATGTCGCCCTCCAGTGCTCCTATGCCCTGATGGCGATCCTCTGTCATGCCCAGGCTCCGTTTCCCCTCGCGTTCTGTCTCCTGTCTGCCCTCTATCGCCTCTGAAAACGGATTGGTTCGGGACTCCCAGGAGGATCGTGCCCCAAATGAATATCTTCGTTCTCTCTCGGTGCCCGCACCTCGCGGCTCGCCTTCACTGCGACAAACACGTCGTGAAGATGATCCTGGAAACTGCCCAGTTGTTGTACAGCGCCCACCACGTCCTGGGGACTCCAGACCTTCCCTCAGGAGCGTATAAGAAGACCCATGCGAACCACCCGTGTGCCCTCTGGGTGCGCGAGAGTCGCGCCAACTATCTCTGGTTGGTCGAGCTTGGGCTGGCCCTCTGCGCCGAATACCGGCACCGCTATGGCGCCCACAAGACCCACAAGACCGAGCCCCATCTTGTCTGGCTCAAATCAACACTTCCCGCCCTTCCAGATTGCGAGGCCACCCCCTTTCGCCAAGCCATGCCCGATGCGTACAAGCACCCCGATGCCGTTCAGGCCTACCGCACCTACTATCTCGAAGACAAGGTCGCCCGAGGGATCGTCAAGTACACGAATCGCGAGTGTCCGAAATTCCTGATGGGCGTCTAGAAACTTCGCAGGTCGACCAAACGCAAGCGGTTTACATGACCGCGGGAGGTAAGAAGTATATCAACGCGTTAAAAATGTCCTCTTCTGCTTCCTCCGTTAAGGCAAACAAGATGCCCGCCGACAAGAAGACCGCCCCCAAGACTGCCGCCGCCCCTGCCCCTGCGCCTGCGGCTGCCCCCAAGGCCGCCCCTGCCAAGAAGGCGGTTGCCAAGAAGGAGACCCCCGCCAAGGCCGAGGTTGTCGTCCCCACCGTTGTGGCGACCGCCGCCCCCGTTGCGACCATCTCCTCTGAGGTCCTGCTCGCGACCCTCACCGAGCAGCTCAAGGCGCTCTCCACTGAGTTCACCGCCAAGGTCCGCGATGCGGTCAAGGCCACTCAGGAGGCCGCCAAGGCCGCCAAGAAGGAGGCCCGCGACTCGAAGAAGAAGCGCAAGATCAACCCCGCCGACATGACCCCCGAGCAGAAGGCTGCCTGGGAGGCCCGCCGCGCGAACAACGCCTTCCTCGTCCAGCGCCCTC